TGGCAATCGAAAAACCCGTTGATGAATTCGAGCAACTCGAATTTTGTCAAACTAAACCGGTTTTTGATGGTGATATTTGGATAATGTGTCGCAAACCATCTGCTATTTCCAAGGATTCCGTCCTTCTCCACCCGTGGGATAGACGGAGTAATAAATATTTCCTTGGTTGGCTCAGTTCTGTTGGGATTGGAGGCCTGCGTCTTGCAGGTCGTTTACCAATTTTCCAGGAATTCTATGCTTTGTATCAACGAAGTGGTGTCAAGAATAAGACTGATTATGAAAAACATGTTGGTTATAATGCCGTTGATGCTATTACTGGCATGAAACGTGACTATGGTTACGTTAGTGCCCAGTGTCGATCTTCATTTTATTCAGCTTTTGGGGTAACTCCAGATGAACAGATTTGTTTGGAGAAATTTTATCGAGATGGTAAACTCGATTATGCGTTGGGTGACTGGACACCCAGACGCATTATGGGGTCTGTGTATTAAACTCTAAATCCAATTTGATGGGCTAATTTAAATGCCAAGAGACTGCACAGAGTTAGTCACCTTACATAGATGAACAGTCCAAGTACGTTCTTGTATCCCATAATAATTCATGTCAAGTAAAACTATACAACAACTAGAAAGTGAAATTGATCGATTGGCGAACCTCTCCAACACCGAGTTTTATAAAGAATATAGAAGATTAAATCAAGAGATACTTAATAGACAAGGGCGTAACGCAGTAGATTTATACAGCAATAAAGCTCGTCAAATTGCGCAAAACGTAGCCGAACAAAATCATATTGATAGTGTTGAGAGGCAACTTGCTGTAGATTCATTGCCTGATAAGCTAGCTCAAGCAGGTTACGTTCATCGTCCTAACTATTATATTGAAGGTGCTCCTTCAGAGTCTAGTGTAGCTGAAAGTTCCGTTTGGGATACAGAAACATCGTTTGAATTTAGTGATTTGGCTGAACTTTCCACAGCGGAATTAACTGAACTTGAACTACTAGCTGAAGTTGCCCCAGAAGCATTTGTTTTTGCAATATTAGCTTATGGCACCTACAAAGCAGGCGAAGCGATCTACAACCAATACAAGAAACCCAAGCCGGGCAGCATCCCTCCAAAAGCTCCGAGCACGCCTCCAAATGATCCGATCTGGGTCGGCCCCGGGCACGGGCCGGTTATCGTCCCCCCAGGGCCCGTCTACACGGACCCAAGGGACAGGAACAGTTTTCGGCCCCGTTAGTACTATTAACACCGCCCCAGTTGCTATTGGAAATTCTTTACAAGGAAGTAAACCAATTATTAAATCTACAAAAGGTGGTGTTCGTATACAGGGGAGAGATTTTATGTTTGAGGTCGCGCCCGTAGCTGCAAATCAAACTAATTGGGTACTTGCTGGTGGTTGTCCATTGATCCCGCACGCGTTTCTGGCTTCAATACTGCGTTCATACGCAAGTATTTATGCCGAATTTACTGTGCATGGGATCACGGTACACTATATCACTGCTTCTAATACTTCAGTCTCTGGCGATGTGATGTTCTATATTAATAAAAACAGGGCTAGTGCTTTACTTGATACTTCCAACCCAAGTTTCATGAGTGTCGTTCTTAGTGATCCAAACACATGTATTGGGCCTATATGGAAGAATCATTCTGCTTATTATCGACCTGTTTTCAAAACGTACACTACCGACATACTAAATGATGAGGATCTAATGCACGAGGGTCCAGGTGAGGTGTTTTTGTACACTAAATCCTCTACCCTCGGTATTCCTGGTTATGTGTTGGTTGATTTTGACGTTACTTTCAAAACGTTACAGGTTAATATTCGCGAATTGACTTTTCCCATGAATCGGTTGAAGTACAACCAATATGGGTTGGGTTACACTAGCAATGTTGGGTGGACGATCGGAAATGAAATGGTTGTTCAAACTGGTGGACCCCATTTGGATGGGGGCTCAAACCTGGGCATCACTGCTGACCTAGCACTTAAAATTGGTGATGTGTTTAAGGTTGTGTTTGTTATGACAGCTGCTGGGTCC